AACCAAAAGAACTAGAAAAATTTACTGCCATTCCAAATCAGATCTTTAGATCTAAAGGAATATCCATGCAAGCAACTGGCATATATTGTTGGTTATTTTCACATAAACCTGGGCATGGGATCTCAGTTTCATTTATAGCTGGGCATTTTAAAAATGGCAGAGATGCTGTTAATACTGCATTAAAAGAGCTCCAGGATCATGGCTGGATCATAAAAAAAGAAATTAGATCTAATGGCAAATATAATGGCTATGAATTGCATTTGACTTTAGGAAAACCAGTTACTGGAAAACCAGTTACTGAAAATCCTAAACAAAGTAATATTAATAATACTACTATAAATAATATAATAGATAATAAGTATGAAAATATTTTGCCCCATTTTGTCAAATTATTTCCAACTAAATATCAACCCAGAACAACTGCCACTAAAAACAAATGGCTCAAATGCCTGGATCAAATTGAGAGGATTGATAAATATGATCTAAGAGAAGTTTATAAGATCTGCCAGTTTTTTAGATCTCATGATTTCTGGGCTGATAATTTTCAAACATTATTAAAGCTGAGAAATAAAGATAAAAATGGCTTAAAATATATTGATAGGTTTTCAGATCTGTATAATAAAGAATCAAAACCAGGATCATTTAATAAGATCAAAGGATTAGATTTCTTTTACCTGGATGAAAACTTTAATCTATTTGCTAAAACAAAATCTGGATTATTAACTGAGTTTCATTTAAAACAATTATTATCTCAAAAGGATATAATTGAGATCACTAAATATTTGAGAAGTGGAAAAAAATAAACTATATAATTTATCGAGATCTGAAATAGATCTAATCAATTTTGTAGCTAAACAGCGACAGGATCACAAAGAAAAAACAGGATGGGATGGACTAAAAACAAAATCCAAAAAACCAAGATTAGAGCTAAATAAAATGGGTTTTGGAGCTGAGTTTATTTTTTGCAGAGAGATGAATCTAATGCCAGATTTTAAAGTATATAATAAAAGCAAAGAGAATGGATCTGATGAATATGATGCTAATTATAAAGGATTTTCAATTGATGTTAAATGTACATCTAAACATTATCCATTGATGGTATCTCCAGATCTTAGATCTGATTGCAATATTTTTGCATTTTTTAGATCTGAATTTCCATATAAAAGTTTTAGATTTATAGGCTTTGCAACAAATCAAATGCTTTTCCAGGAAAAAAATATATCATATAGATATTTCAATAATTATGTATTGAAAGATTATGATCTGATTAACTTAAACCAATTAAAAACTAAATTAAATATATTTGAATGAACTATGTTAATGAACTCCAGGATCTGGGAATTGATCTAAGAAATAGATCAGCTGGCCAGATCAAAACTAGATGCCCAAAATGTTCTCATGAGAGAAAAAAGAAAAATGATCCTTGTTTATCTGTTAATATTACAGATGGTAATTTTAATTGCCATAATTGTAACTGGCATGGATCAGTAAGATTTAAGCAAAAAACAGAATATATAAAACCAGAGATCAGCTTAACAGATCTCTCAGATCCAATAATTAAATATTTTAGATCCAGGGAGATCTATGAGCCTACTCTAAAAGATTTTAAAGTAACAGAATCAACCAGGTATTTTTCTCAAACTCAATCAAAACAAAAAGCAATTAACTTTAATTATTTCAGAGATAATGAGCTGATCAATGTAAAGTTCAGAGATAAAAATAAAAACTTTGCAATGGAGAAAAATGCTGAGCTTATATTTTATAATCTTGATGCTATTAAAGATCATAAACAATGTTTTATAGTTGAGGGTGAAATAGATGCATTATCATTATATGAGGCTGGAATTAAGAATGTTATATCTGTTCCAAATGGAGCAAGCTCTGGAGCTCAGAGATTAGAATACCTGGATAATTGCTATAAGTATTTTGACAAGATGAAAGAGATCATATTATTTACTGATAATGATGATCCTGGATTAGCTTTAAGGAATGAATTAGCCAGGAGATTAGGTAAATTTAGATGCAAATATATTGATGCAAATGGATTTAAAGATGCTAATGAGATCCTATGTAATGAGGGGATCTTAAAGCTCCAGGAGATCCTGGAAAATAACAGAAAATCCTTTCCCCTGGATGGGATCCTAGAACTAGATTCTATTTGGAATGATGTTATAAGTTTTAACAAATCTGGAATTAAAAACTTTAGCATGGGCTTTAAGAATGCAGAAAATTTGCTGAGGATCTCTATGGGTGAATGGACTATAATAACAGGAGTTCCAAATTCTGGCAAATCAGATTTCTGTGATCAGATCCTCTGCAATATGGCAGTAAAATATGGATTCAGATCAGCTATGTTTGCTCCAGAATCTTATCCATATGAATCTCATATAAAAAGGATCTCGGATAAATTAAATAAGAGATCCAGCTCAATTGATGATCTAAATAATACAAAGGATTTTATTGATGAACATTTTTCCTGGATCAAAATAGATCTAAAAGATTTAACCCTGGAAAAAGTTTTAAAACATTTTAGAGAATTAGTTTATTCTAAAGGTGTAAATATATTTGTTATAGATCCTTACAATATGCTGAATCATCATTCAAAGGCAGATCATTCCTATCATGATAAGATCCTATCTTTATTAACTCAGTTTGTACAGCAAACAAATACTCATTTATTTTTAATAGCTCACCCTAGAAAATTAGAATCAGAGAATGGTATTTATAAAAAGGCTACTCTATATGATATTTCTGGATCAGCCAGTTTCTTTAACAAATGTTTCAATGGTATGGTTGTAGTTAGAGAGTTAGGATCTGAAACTGAATTTGGATCAGATCTAGTTAGAGTTTATATTGACAAAGTAAAGAGAAAAGATAATGGAATGCTCGGATCATTTGATCTAGCTCCAGATTTTAAAAATGGAGGGATCTATGCTGAGATCAAAAAGCAAACTCCTTTATTAACCAAATCTAATATCCCATTTTAATGAGCTTAGCAGTTAGATATACAGCCATGAGCTGGTGTTTAAAAAGGAATATAAAAATTTATATTGTACCTTTGAGAAACGGAATGAAAACCTTGTTTATCAATGATTCTGGGGCTATAATTAAAAGCCATAAGTTTTATAAAACTGATAAGGAGGCATCTGAAAAAATATGGGATCTATATACTCATATCTATTTAAAATATAAAGATGATAAACAGAAAAAAGAAAACTGAAAACTTTGCAATCAATGGCATTATTGTTTGTATATGTTTATTTTGTTTTATGTTATTAGTTTCAACTATTATATGAAAATATTAAATAGATATTCAATAAGTTTAGATCTGATCAAGGGCTTTGGTTTCGCAATAACTTATGATCAGAGAGAATGGATTATATTAAATACTTTAGATCATAGGATCCAAATACTGATAGGATTCTTGATCATTAAAATAACCTGGCAATATTAATATGGCATATAATTTTAAAACAAATAATCAAGTTGAAGATCTCCAGCAAGGAGATACAGCCACATCTGAGGATCAATTAAATAAACAAACAAGAAATAAGTTTATTCCTATCTCAAATCATATATTAAAAATCCTGGAGTTAATCAGAACTGATACAACTAACTCTAGCATTTACCAGGAATATTTTAATGAGCTATCAGCTAAGCACAGAAAAAAGGTTGAGGGGGCAATGCAACAAAATAGATATTTATCAATGGGTAAAAAGATTCACAATCCAGATGGATTCTATATTGAGGAGGATTACTTTGAAACTTGGATGGCAGAAAATAATAAATCATTAGCAAGTTCTGGATCTCTAACATTATCATCCAGGGGAGCTATTGATACTATTGATTTATAATTATTAAATTTGCTACATGGCTACACATTCGGACATATTAAAAAAGAAGTTACTGGAGGCTCTGGAGAAATCCCTGGGAGTAGTTACAACAGCATGCAAACAGGTAGGTTGTGCTAGATCTACATTCTATGATTACATGGCTAAGGATCAAGAGTTTAAGAAAGCAGTAAATGATATATCAGAGATAGCCCTGGACTTTGCAGAGAGTAAGTTGCATGAACAGATCTCAGAGGGTAATACAACTGCAACAATCTTTTATCTGAAAACAAAAGGTAAATCCAGGAACTATATAGAGAGGCAAGAGATCAGCCATGAGGCCAAATTAGAATCTAAATTAATTGAATGGGTACCAGCGAAACCTCAGCCAAAAGAGTAGGCCAACAACAATGCAATAAACAATTCTACGAAACCCTCAACAGCTCAAAGAGATTTATTGTACATAGAGGAGGATCAAGATCTGGAAAATCAGTAGCAATCTGCCAGTATATAGCTTATCAATTATTAACCAATAAAGATCCCCAGGTAATAACGATCATAAGAAAAACATTGCCAACATTAAAGGGATCCATCTTCAGAGATATGATCAAGATCCTAGAAGATACTGAGATCTACTATCATGGGATCCACAATAAATCAGAGAATACTTTTAGATATAAGAATCATCTCCTGGAGTTTAGAGGCCTGGATGATCCTCAGAAATTAAGAGGGGCATTCAGAACTATATGCTATTGCAATGAGGTTAATGAATTATCCAAAGAGGATTTCATGCAGTTGAATATGAGGACTAAAGATAAATTCATTTGCGACTATAACCCATCAGATCCTAACAGCTGGATCTATGAGGATCTAGAATCCAGGGAGGATGCAGATGTATTTGTATCTACATATATGGATAATGCATTCCTGGATCCGTTGATCAAGGAGGAGATTGAGAGATTACAGAAAACAAATCCTAACTATTGGCAGATCTATGGACTAGGCCAGAGAGCAACTTATACTGATCGGCAGATCTTTACTAACTGGAATATTATAGATCATGATGAATTTCCAGAGTTTGATGAAACTTACCTGGGATTAGATTTTGGATATACTAATGATCCAACAGCTATTGTAGAGGTGGCTAAACAAGGGAATAAGATCTATGTTCATGAATTATTATATGCTACTAAATACACTAACCAAATGATCATAGATTATATCAAGAGATTGAGAAAAGATCAATGCCTAATATATGCAGAATCAGCTGAGCCTAAGAGTATTGATTACCTGGGAACTGAGCTCTGGATCAAACCAGCAACAAAGGGAGCTGGATCTATAATGGCTGGGATCAGCTTATTAAAGGATCATGAGATCATAGTAAGTAAACAATCAAAGAATCTGATCCATGAATATTATAACTACTGGTGGGATAAAACAAAGAATGGGCAGATCACAAATACCCCAAGAGATAAACATAACCATGCTATGGATGCATTGAGATATATGGTATTTTCTAGGTGGAAAAAAGGGGATAATTTCTTTGTAATATAGTCAACTTTAATTTTTGTAAATTTGTAAATATTTTCATATAAAATTTAACAATGGCATCATTTATAGATAGATTGAGATACTTAATAACTAACAAGAATGATCAATCAACTAACATAGATTATAATAAAGCAATATACAATTATCTAGGTAACAGCATCATTTGGAATGCAGAGAATGATCAAACATATATTGATAATGGATATAGGCAGAATGCAACAATCTATTCCCTGGTAAATATTATTATCAATGCCTGTTCAACAATTCCCTTTCAGATCTATGAAGTTAGATCAGAATCAGATTATAAAAGATATAAGGCATTAACCTCAGCATTATCACCAGAGGCTATGTTAAAGGCTCAGATCATGAGAAAAAATAATATGGTTGAGTTAGAGCATACTAGCATTCATGAATTATTAGAGAGGCCTAACCCAATGCAATCATATGGATCATTTATCCAGGAACTAATTGCTTTTGGAAAATTAACAGGTAACAGATATATCTATGGAATAGCTCCAGAAACTGGTATAAAACAATATAAGGAGCTTTATGTATTGCCATCTCAATTAGTTGAAATAAACTCTGGAGGGATCATGCAACCTGTTAAAGAATATAGCTTACAATATAATGGATCTCATAAGATCCCAGCTGAAGTTATATGCCATATAAAAGATTTCAATCCAAATTATAATACCTCTGGATCCCATCTATATGGGCAATCTCCATTAAAGGCTGGATTAAGATCTCTACAAACAAACAATGAAGCAACAGAAACTGGAGTAAAATATTTACAGAATCAAACAGCCAGGGGAGTTTTAATGAGTGATGAGGGAGATATAAATGAGATGCAAGCTAAACAATTAAAGCAAAAATTTAAACAACAATATAGAGGATCCAATAATGCTGGAGATATAATTATAACTCCTAAGAAATTATCCTGGGTTAACTTTGGATTAAATGCATCAGATCTGAGTTTGATTGAACAATACAATGCATCAATCAAAGATCTATGTAATATCTATAATGTTCCATCTGTATTATTAAACAATACAGAATCCTCAACTTACAACAATGTTAAAGAGGCAAAGAAATCTCTATATCAGAATGCTGTATTGCCAGAGATGTTAAAGATCAGAGATGAATTGAATAGATGGTTAATGCCTCAATTCGGAGAAAAACTTAAATTAGATTTTGATTTTACAGCTGTTCCAGAACTCCAGGAAGAAACTGAAAAGATAGTTAATCAAATGAGCTCTGCCTGGTGGTTAACTCCAAATGAAAAAAGGATTGCAACTGGATATGGAGTTGATGAAGAAAATGGAATGATGAACACATATTATGTTCCATCTAATTTATTACCAATAGAATCATCTGAGATTGAAGTTGATGAAGAACTAGAATCTGTTGAACTTGATGAATTAAAAGCTGTAAGAAAAACTCTTAATATAAAGAGAGCTGTTCCTGGAATGAATGATGTATATACAACACAGGAGGAGGCAGAGGATCGAGCTGAGGAACTAGGTGGATCTGGATCTCATGTTCATCAGTTTGATGGTGAGGATGTATATATGCCATTTGATACTCATGAGGAATATGAGGAGGCTATTGAAAATGATAAGAACTATCATGATGATGAAGAAAAAAAAGAACTAACAGCCAGGCTAGAAAAAGCCTTAAAAAAAAAGGCTGATGATCATAACGAAAAAGTAAATAACGCTGAAAGTAAAAAAACAAATGTTAGAACATTGTATGCAGTATATAAGAGAGGGATTGGAGCTTATCGAACAAACCCAGAATCAGTTAGGCCATCGGTATCATCTCCTGAGCAATGGGCAATGGCTAGAGTTAACTCATTCCTATATGTATTAAGGAATGGAAAATTCAGATCTGGTAAACATGATACAGATCTTTTACCAGCTGGCCATCCATTATCATCCAAAGAAAAATACAGAAAAAAAGAGGAGGAAGATCCATATAAAATGAGATTTGATGGTTATCCTCAATCAGCTACAAATAATGCAAAGAGGATGCTGGAGCTTAAAGAAAAGCATGGAGATAAAGTAAAAGGGGGCACCTCAACAGGCTGGAATAGAGCCAAACAATTAGCATCCAGGGAGGATCTTACTTTTAGGGATGTTTTAGATATTTATTCCTTTTTAATGAGGCATAAGGGCAATGAGAAAATAGATCCAAAATACCAGGATGAGCCATATAGGGATTCTGGATGGGTAAGCTATAATCTTTGGGGAGGTAAATCCATGATCCCATATGTAACAAGAATTAGGAATAAATACAAAGATGATTAAGAGCCAAATATTTTCCAGGGATTACGATAAGAGATATAAGATCATTGAAAGAGCTATGATCAAGAAATCTGCAAAATCATTGCAGAAAAAATATAATTCAACCATCCCAATATTTCTGAAAACAAATAGAACTCAATATGCAGAGTTATTTACCAAATACTATTGGCAAGATTTTTATAAGGATCTTTATGTTAGAGTTGGTTTATCCTTTGCTAATTGGTATGCAAAATATTTTGATAAATGGGTTGAAACTAAGAGCTATGATGTATCAGAATATCAAACAATATGGCAATCTGTTTTTGCTAATGTATCGGCTCAGATCTCAGCAAAGAGAATTGTTGGATTATCCAGAACTCAAAGAAATAATTTAAATAGGATCTATTCTCAAAAAATGAGAGATCCTAAATTCATGGCCTTGGGAGTTGCTCAACAAACCAGGATATTGAGGAATGAGATGGCTTATTTGTCAAGAGTACAAGCAACCAGGATTGTAAGAACAGAAACAACAACAGCATCCAATATGGCTATGAGAGAATCAGCAACAACAATATTTCCAAAAGAATCTCTCATGAAAGAATGGCAATCATCTTTTTTGCCAACATCCAGGGATGGGCATATGGAATTGGATGGAGAACAAATTGCTGAGCATGAGCAGTTCCTGGTGGTTGCTGATGATGGTAAATCAGATCTAATGAGTTTTCCTGGGGATCCATCTGGATCAGCTGGGAATGTTTGTAATTGTACATGCAAAGTTTTTTATCTGCCTAAAACTTACAATGAGAGAGTAACTGGAGGAGATCTAACTAATGTTGGATTTGGACTTGTAAGCAATACACCTGGAGGAGCTGGAGATCTAGTTTCAACTGGAGTTAATATAATTAATCCATTAGGAGGTGGAGCTGGAGTTGCTGTAAATACAGCCCTGGGATCTGGATCAGCCCCAGCTGTTAATGTAGGATCTACTGATGATGCTGTTGCTACTGCAACAAACAGATTTGATAATCTTTCAACTCCAATGAAAAACTATATAGAAAAATTTGAGAAATTAGGATTAAATGCTGAGTTTTTAAATGTTTTCCAAAGAGCTCCAAAAATGGGAGGTGAGTTTAAAAAATTATTTTTAAGATTTGGCCAAGGAGCTAAATTTAGGCCTGGGGGGTTAAAATCAACAGGATGGAATCCTATTTTGCAAATGAGAAAAGAGGGATTAAATGTTGATTTAATGAATACATTTACTCATGAATTTGGCCATGTTTTATCTCATTATTTTGGGATCTCAAAATGGGGAGGATCCTTAAAGGGTTATGTTGTACAGAATCCAATTTTCAAAAGAGTTTTAAGCAACTTAAATTCATATACTGATGCCAAGATGAAAGGATTATATCGTAAAGCTGGAGAACTTTATGGATCTAGCAAAACCCCAAATGGATTAAGGAAGTTGCTTAATGATTATAATGATACTTTGAGAAGAACTGGAGATGTTAATGAATCCAAAAGATTATTGGAAATTTCTGCCAGAAAATATTATGGAGATGATGTTTATGATTTTTACCAGCGAAAAATGTTTAGAGCTGGAGATGATACAGATGTTCATAATGTATTACAGGCCATGAAAAAAGAGGCTGGCTATATAGTTGATTCATTGGATGGAGCTTTTAACATTGCTAATAGATTTGGAAGATCATTCCATATTAGAACTCATGAATATAGATATATGTTAACAATGGGCAAGGAGGAATTTATTGCTGAGGCAATTCAAACATATTATCATGGAAATAAGATCATGGAGAAATTTTTTCCAGAATATTATAAAACATTGATCAATCTAGTTGATGAATGGCTTACAAGTTTGCCAAAAAACATTAGGCTAGCAATTGATTATCTAACAAAAATTTTAAGAGATGGATGAAAATATAAATGAAATTTTAGATCTGTATTATGAAAAATATCCAGATGCAGTTGATTTTGTTACAATGCCAGATTATTATGAAAAACAAATAACTATAATAGATGCAATGGATCTAATTGTTGAGGCATATAAAAAAAATAAATATTATGCATTTAAATGGAATGGATCTAAAGATCCAGAATCTGATGTAATGATTTTAAAAAATGGCTAAAAAAACAAAATGGCAATTCTCAACATATGAGAAACCAAAAAGAAAAAAACGAAAGGGGATTCATTCAAAAAATTTGAGTAGATCTAAGGGCTCAAAACAATATAAAAAGCCCTATAATTCCCAGGGGAAAAGTAGATAATTTATTTTGATTAAATTTGTATAAAATTTTAATACTATGGCTGATATAATATTTAAGAGATCTCCTCTAGGCGAGGTTAAAGATTATGATGATAAATCTATGATCGTGAGTGGTTATGGATCATATTTTGATAACAAAGATGCTGATGGAGATATAATAAGAAAAGGAGCATATAAAAAAACAATTGAGGAAAACGGATCAAGAGTTAAATATTTATATCAACATAAAATGGATAAACCCATTGGAAAAATGGAGGAGCTCTATGAGGATGAAAAGGGATTAGTATTTGTTGCTAAGTTAGCTGATACTACATTAGGCAGAGATGTTTATACATTAATGAAAGAGGGCATAATTACGGAAAATTCTGTTGGAATTTTACCTATCCAAAAAGAAAATAAAGAGGGTTACAGAGAGATGCTGGAGGTAAAACTATTTGAGATCTCAGCTGTAACATTAGCATCTAATGAGGAGGCTAAGATCATGGATGTTAAATCAGATCAGATCATCCTGGATGATACTCTTAAACGATATGATCAGCTTTGTAAGGTGATCAGAAAAGGCAATATCTCAGATGAGCTGGGATATGCCATTGAATCAGAGATCTTAAAATTAAAATCTTTGTTTGCACAAGCTACTCAGCCAACTGAAATTGTTACTGAGCCAGAAATAATAAAAGAAATTAATAATGATGAGATCATAAATTATTTGTATAACAGAGTGAAAAACTCTAAAAATTAAAATTATCATGAATGAAGAATTAAAAAATTCGTTAGATAGTTTAGCTGGTGAAATAGATTCTAAAATTGAAACAAAATCTATGGAAGTAGTTGAAACTATTAAGGCTGATAATGCAAACAAAGTTCAAGAGGTTGAAACTAAAATCGAGGCTATGGCTAAGAGATTAGATGATGCTGAAATGATCAATAAAAAAGCATTTGAGGCTAAAGCTGAGGCTCCTATGAGCTTCAAATCTGCATTAGAAAAAGCTATTGAAGATGGTGGATTAGATTCTTATAAAAAGAATGGGAATGCAGAATTAATATTAAAGGCTGATATGAAAATCAGCTCAGATTTTACAGGAGATGTTATTGCTCCAACTAGAGTTGATGGAGTAAAATTTGATCCAGCTAAGCCATCTCACATTAGAGAGATCTTACCTATTGGATCAACTGATTCTGATGTTGTTAGATATGTAAAAGAAACTGCATATTCTGATGGAGCATCATTTAAGCAAGAGGGAGCAACTCTTGGCCAAACTGATTTTGAATTAGAGGCAAAGGATGCAAATGTTAGAAAATTAGGAACTTATTTGAGAGTTTCTGAGGAGATGATGGATGATTATAAGCAATTAGTTTCTTATTTATCTGCAAGAGTTCCATCTAAGATCATGGCAGTAGAAGATACTCAGATCTTAAATGGTAACGGATCAAACCCAAATCTATCTGGATTATTTACTGATGGTACAGCTTTCTCAGCTGGATCATTTGCTGGAGCTGTATCTAATGCTAATGAATTTGATGTATTAGTTGCATCAATGAATCAGCTAGCATTAGCTAACTATCAAGCTGATTACATTGTATTAAATCCAACAGATTTTCATAAAATCCTATTATTAAAAGATACTACTAATCAATATTTAAAAGATCAAGTATATGCTGGCTTACAGCCTAATTTCATGGGTGTTCCTGTGATCTTAAATACTGCATGTACTGCTGGAAAATTCTTAGTAGGTAACTTTGCAATGGGATCTCAGCTATGGGTGAGAGAGGGCATAAGCCTTGGCATTTATAGAGAGGATGGAATCAATGTTAGAGAGGGATTTGTTACAATCAGAGTTAAGGAAAGAGTTGCATTAACTAACTATAATCCAAATGCATTTGTTCAAGGTACTTTCAGTACAGCAATAACTGCAATTTCTGTATAATTAATCACTAATTATTTTTAAGAAAAAGCTCATTTTTAAAATGGGCTTTTTTTTATATCTTTGCCTCAATGGAATTTGATTGCTTAGCATTGAGTTTGTTTACAGGCTAGATTCCAGTAAAGGGGATGGCAAAAAAACCATTCTGATCAGTAAATAAAATCAATCAGATCTAACTGATCTAATTGAGTTAAACTCCTGGGATCTCTAGGGATCCATGCTAAGGGAATTTAATGTTCGGAGAACTACTTGATCTGTACTTATTTTTTTTTATGTTGGAGATGGCTGGTTTATACTAGCCATCCCTGTTTTCATTAATAATTTATTTTGTATATTTGTGATGTTCATTGATCCTCTAATTCGGTGGGAGAGTTAATTGATCGTGGGGAACTCCCAATTCCTTAGTGAACTAGAAAAGAGCAAGAATCAACTCTGGGCGTGTTGGAAGTTTTTGGTTTTCCCTCTTTTCTTTGAGCCCTTCGGGGTATCAAAGATCTGATATTACTAAAATCGGCCAACTCTAAGAGAGTTTTTTCAAGCTCTTTTCAATTTTATAGAGGTTAGTTTTAAAATTCTTAACTTTAAGATCTATTCAAGATCTTAGAAAACTAGCCAAATGAATTGCAATCTCCAGGGATGCCATGCTGAATATTCTGTTGCTCTTAAATTCATGGAGCTGGGATATATTGTATCAAAACCCATGATTGATTCATGCAGATATGATCTCCTGGTTGATACAGGATCCAGGATTGTAAAGATCCAGGTAAAATCAAAAAAACCAAATGCTTATACCCAGGAAAATAGAACTGGGATCCAAATGATGTTAGATAGGCATAGGCCTTATGATCTAAATGAAGTTGATTATTTTGCAATATTAGTTCATGATCATGGAGGATTTTATATTGTTAAAAATGATGGCAAAATGAAATCCGTTAAAATAACTCCAGGGGGGAAGTACAAAAAAAATTTTAATAACTTTGCATCAATTAACTGAGTTTTCATAATTGGTTTATTTTGTATTGGTTTAAAAGAGCTGGAATTTCATCTGGCTCTTTTTTTGTATTTTTACAATAAATTTAAATATCATGAAAATTATAATCGAATCGGACATCATCAGCTCCAAAAAAGTATATAAAGAGGGAGAGGAATATGATGTTCCAAAAAAGGTTGCTGAAAAATGGTGTTCAAAAGGATGGGCATCAAAAGTTCAAAAGAAAAAAGGTTTTGCTAAAATAGATGCTAATAATGATGGGGTTATAAGTGAGGAGGAATTTAATGCATCAATAAATACTGATGAGCTATGATGGATCAAATGGAGGTACATTCTATCATTGGGAGCATTGGATCTATTTGCCCAATAAGTGAGATTAAAAACTATTTAAGAATAGAAAATACAACTGATGATACATTGTTAGAGGACATTAGGCAATATGCCTCAGATTGTGCTGAGAATTATGCTGGCATTGATTTTATAGCTAAAAGGAGAAAACTTTTTTTAAGCTCTTTGCCATATGATGGAGTTGTTATTTTACCATTTGCAAATGAAAATATTGGATCTTTGGATATGACAATTCATTCAGTAAAAGATATGGATAATAACACAATTGATGATTATGAATTTTTAGGCACAAGAAAAAGCCAGATCAAATTCAATGATCCTAATTTAACAGATATTCTGATTGATTATCAAACAACTGGAGCTGTTACTCAACAATTTAAAATGATCCTATTTAAAATGATTGCAAATCTTTATGATTACAGATCTGATTTTATTGCTGGAAAAGCTGTAAATATTTTACCTGGGAATACTATGCAATTGCTGGATAAATATAAAACTCCTTTTATATAATGTTACAGCCTGGGGATCTAAATGAAAGAGTTAAGGTTGCTCAATTTGAAAATTTTGGGGATGGTGGCTATGGTGGATATAATGAAGAAACTGGAGGGCAAAATGCAAAATTTGTTTGGTGTAAATGGGATCCAACTGGAGGAGATGTTAATGATGATGAGGGCAGATCTATTCAATACGAATCTGTTACAGCTACATTTAGGAAAAATGATATATATCCCTTAATGAGTACAAATTTTTCTAGTGATTGTTTTGTTTTAAAAGATGGGCAAAAGTATCAAATTGAATCTATATACGAATCAAAATATAAGTATTTTGTTGAGGCTAAATTAATAACAATGATTAATCCATAATGGCTAAAGATACATACATAAGAATTAATCCCCAGGATATGGCAAATCTAACATCATCCATGAAGAAACTAGAGAAACTGGATAAGGGAGGGCTATCCTCAGAAGTTGGAGCCTGGGCAATGCATACAGCAAAAGATGCCTCAGCATTAGCCCCAAAAAAAACTGGTAAATTATCTCAAAGTTATTTTCCAGAAAGAGATGGAAATACAGCTAGAGTTTATAATACAAAATTATATGCTCCATTTATTGAATTTGGAACTGGAGCATTTGTTGATACAAGCGAGCTCACAAAATTAGGGATCCCAGAATCCTATGCAATGCAATTTAAAGGGCAAGGAAAAACAGGCTCCAGGAGAGTTCAAATTGATGGAGAATGGAGAACTATAACCTTGCCAATAAATATCCCAGCTAAGCCCCATCTATTCCCCTCAGCGAGCAAGAATTTTGATATTCTATTTAAAAACATTCAAACAAGAATTAAAAACATCTGGAGAAAATGAGAAATTTACAGGCACAAATTCGCAAAAAAATATTTGATCAGAGTTTTCTTGTTAGAGATACTCTTGATAATGCTATTGGAGGGCAAACAATTCAATTTACAAACAAGATCCTCCCTAATCAAAGTTATCCGTATATTTACATAAGATCTAACCAATCAAAATCCTCAGCTGTTAATAGGGATGCATATGGAACTGATAATATTATAACATTTGAAGTTCATACAAGATCAGCAAAAACATCTGGAGGAGATAAGCAATGCAATTTAATCTCAGATAATTTAATGGATGTAATTATAGCCAGGGGAAATGCTCCATGGTTTTCTGGAACAACAGGATTTAAAATTTACTCTGTTGAACTAGATAATATTAATTTCTTCCAAGAACAGAGATCTGATGGTTTTTATGTTAGATCTGTAATTGATATTAATTTTAAAACAATGGAGAACTAATGGCAACAGAAATTTCAGAAGAATCAAAGGTAACCCTGGATCTAAAAACAATTGGGATCATTATTGGATTTACTATTTCCCTGGCAACAACTTATTTCACTTTAAAGGCAGATATTGCTGAAGCAAAAGAATTGCCAGTTCCAGAGGTTACTGAGGTTGAGTTTGGTTTTAAGGATCAGCTCACCAGAAAAATTATTGAGAAATTAGAGGTAGATGTAAATGGGATCAAGGCTGATGTTGTTGAGGTTAAAGAATCTCTCAATAAGATTGATGAGAGGCTATATGAGATCTCTAAAAAAGTAAAATGAGAAACTTATTCATAATTGCATTTTTTTTATTTACCCTAAATATTACTGGGCAAAACTATAAGGATGGAATCAGCATTGTTCAATTTTCAGCTGAATTTTGTTCTGATGGTGAAATAGATCTAAAAAGTTTTAGATCATATAATATTCATGAGTTTGATCTAGAAAAACATGGGGAAATATTTGCAAAGGAAAATATTGAGTATTTGCCAACTCTGATTTTATATCAAAATGGCAAAGAGATAAAAAGAATTGAGGCTGGAATCAGCTTAAAACTGGATGATGAATGTATTGGAATAATGCAAAAAGAAATAGATGGATTATTATCTTCCAAATTTTAATTCTAATGATCATGGATGCTAATGCTCAAATAAAAAAAGATCATGAGCTCCATTATCTTGGAGGATTTATAATTGGAGGATCTGCCTATACTTATGCATATTATAAAACAGGAGATAAAAAATTAGCTTTTTGGAGTGGATTATGTACATCATTTATGGCTGGAGTTGGCAAGGAATTAATTGATGCAAAATATTTTGATGGTTATGTTGATCATGATGATATATTAGCAACAACATTGGGAGGGTTGAGCATAAGTTTAACCATCCCATTATTTGAGAAAAAAAAACATTATAAAAAATTAGATTTAAATTTAGGAGGATATGAAAAAAATAATAACAATGCTGTTTACTTTGTTCCTGGTGTTCAATATAACAGCCCAAGAAAACAATAAGAAAAAATTTAAATGGGTTACAAACTTTTTTAAATATTCAACTCTTTATGCAAGCCATTCAGAGAATAGCCCATTATTTCAACCAGAGAGATATTTTGTAACACAGGGAGGAGAGGTTATAAATGTATCTCCAGAAGTTGAAAATGATTATATCATGAATTTTGGGATCAGAAAAATTGCCAGATATGATTATGAAAATAAGGCCAGAAAATGGTATGATGGATCTGAGCAATCTTATGGATTATCATCAAATATTGGGGCAGTTTCTGGATGGGAATACCAGGCTCAATATAGCAAAGGAAAACAACAAGGCAGAGAATATACATCTCAAAAATATTTTATGAGATATATGGCCAACTACTGGATGATCAAAGGTGAGTATCAACAAAACGGATTGATCAATTTAGATTACCAGGCATTAGATCTGAGATTCAGATTGCCAATAGGTAAAAACAAAAAACTATCATTAAGCCTGGGATCAGTAGTTAGAACTCATTTGCCATTTGGTTATTTACCAATTGATGATTATTTAGAAAATAATCCCTGGTGGGATCTAGCCTATGATCGAGGATTTACAGATCATTATTATAGCATTGATTATGATAATGATGGAGTTATAGATAATGCTGATTGGTGGTGGACTAATCCAAATGGAGATAGAATTGCTGATACAGATCAAGATTTTAGAGCAAATCATTATTGGAAAATAGTTAATGCTTATAATGCTGAGGAGCTGGATAAGATCGGAACATTAGCAACATTATCTGGAGTTTTTGGAGCTGATTATTATACTTTCAAAGATAATTTTTATATGCATGCATGGGCTTCAATATATCCAATTCATGAGCATATTTATGGCAATGAGGATTTTTCATATGAGCTCCATGTAGATAAAAATAATTGGATTGATTACAATTATGGAGTAGTTGCTGGATGGTATTTAAGCAAATCATTTGGCATATTTGCTGAGCTCGAAAAAACAAAATTTTGGGATAAGAATTTAAAATATTTAAAACTAGGTATAAATTGGCAACTTTAATTATTATGATGACATTAAAAAAAATATGGGCATGGATCAAAAAGTTTTTTGTTTATAATGCTAAGGATCTGGCTGAGTGCTGTAATGATCCAGATGATTGTAAAAAAGATGATTGTATTGATCCAAAACTTATAAAAGGAACAAAGAAATATTATTATGCAAGTAGAAGAAAAAAAGCAACCAAAAAAAGAAAACCCAATACCAGGGGTAAAAAAAAGTAAAAGAATAATAAAGCATATTGTTGTTCATTGTTCAGCTACAAAGGAGGGAATGGATTTCTCAGCTGAGGATATTGATAGATGGCATAAAAATAGGGGCTGGAGTGGCATAGGCTATAATTGGGTAGTCCGTAATGATGCCAGGGGAACAATAGAAACTGGCAGAGATGTTGACAGGATCCCAGCTCATGTAAAAGGCATAAACAGATCCTCCCTGGGGATTTGTTATATTGGAGGCTTAGATCAAAATGGAGATCCAAAAGATACAAGAACTGATATTCAAAAACATCAGTTAAGATCATTATTAAAAGATCTTAGAAAAATATATCCAGAGGCTGAGATCTCTGGGCATAATCAATGGAGTAGCAAGGCATGCCCTTGTTTTGATTGTAAAATAGAATATTCACAAATTTAATATCATGGCAAAAAAAGCATTTAAAGAAACTAAACTGGGGCAATTTTTATTAGGCAAAAATTCTAAGATCTTAAATGTTGTTGGAGATCTGATGCCAGATTCTGGAGTTCTCGGAATTGTAAAAAACTTAATTGATAAGGATCCAGAGATGCCTCCAGCTGACAAAGAACAGGCTAAGATGATCCTGGATCAAGAGATGAAAGAGATGAATGAGATCTCAAATAGATGGGGTTATGATATGAAATCAGATAATAAATTATCCAAATCTGTTAGGCCATTAACTCTGATATTTTTAACAATATCATTATTTCTATTCATTGTTGCTGATTCTTTAGAGATTGCATTTAATATAAATAATGAATGGATCGAATTATATAAGATCCTTTTAACTACAACCTATGCCTCATATTTTGGAATGAGATCAGCTGAAAAAATATTTAAAAAATAATTATGGCAGATTTAGGAAATCAACAGATCAAAGATACTTACAATGGGTTATTAAAAGCTGAGGATTCAACTCAGCCAATTCCAGCATCTGGAACAACTCCAATTGAAGATGGTGAGGGAAATACAACAGCATTAAAATTAGGCAGATCTGGCCAAGGAGCTGAGATCTCTGGAGATCTAGATGTTACCAATGATCTAGAGGTTGGAGGTGAATCTGAATTTATAGGGCAAACTCATTTATTTTCTGCATCAAATGCAAAGGTTGGAATTAGAACAACAAATCCAACATCAGCCTTTGAAGTTAATGGAGCTTTTAAAGCTAAGGGGTTAAATATTGATTCTAAAAATTTATTCATCTCAGATAACTTTGATTATGTTGTACTTGGAACATATGGCCAGGGAGATTTTTTTGGTACTGCCCAGGCTGTTAACCAGCCAAAATATTTACCAGGATTTGGTAAGAATGGAAAATTTGTTGAGAGCTCCAGATATAAAACAATAAAGATCACAAATTTTAATACTACTGATGGCCTTACTGCAAGGGGAACTCATACAGGATCATTTACAACAGGAACAACCTATCAAATCAGTTTGAATTTTGGAACTCCTGTTGCTGGAAATTCAATTCAATTAAATGGAAATATTATTGCTGGATTAGAAGTTCAGAGCTGGGATCCAGCAACTAATACATTGACAACAAATCAATCAACATCAATGAACTCTGGAATCGAGGTTAGATTTATAGATATTGAGGGGGTTGAAGTTATACCAGCTCCAGGGCAAGGGAGTTTCATTTTTGTTGAGGAGTGCCTTTGGTTTTATGATAACAATGGAGGTGAGATCCTATTTAATGGAACTCTTAAAAATGCATTTGAATTAGAGTATTCTGCATATTCTGGAAATCAGCCTATGAGGGTTATTGCTGAATTTCCCAGGAGAGCTATTGTTAATCATTTTGGAGATGATTTCTATTTTAATTCTGAGGTAACAAATACAATTCCAGGATCAGCAAATCCCCAGGTTTTTAATTTTAAAAATAAGGGAGTTTCAATTAAGAGTTTTACAAAACATTATAATGGATCTCCAGAAGTTTATTGCAGAATTAAATACCAAATTTTAAATGATGATTTCAGCTGGATATTTAACACAGATCAAACCATCTCATAATGGCTGTAATTAACGGAACTAATTTTGCAATTTTTAGATCATCAGATAATCAAATAATCGGCCATTCAAACACTTGCAATTTAACGATCCAGGCAGATCTGCCAGAATCAACAAACAAAGATTCAAATGGATTCCAGGAGGTTATTTGTGGATTAAGATCAGCCCAGATCTCAGTTGGTGGTTTAACAAGATATGGGGATCCCTTAAATTATGAGGAGCTTTCAGATCTTGTTTTACTTAGAACTCCAGTTGATATTTATATTCAATCAGATACAGGATATACATTTAGGGGAGATGCCTTTGTTACCAATGCCTCAGAAACTGCAAATCTAGAGGAGGCTGTAAATTTCAGCATTGAAATTGATATAACAAATTTATATAGAGTTATAGATCCAGATCTTGGGAATGTTTGGGCTGTTAATGATTACAATACATGGCAAACTACTGCCCTGGATTGGGATTCAGCTTAATAATTTATTTTGTATCTTTGGCATTAATATTAACAAATAAATTTTTTTAGATATGCCAACAACAAATGTTTTTAATGGAACTAATCTAATTCTAAAAGTTGAGGGAAATACTTTAGGGCACACAACATCATGCTCATTATCACTATCTAATGATCTGCCAGAAGCTACAACAAAAGATTCAAACGGATTTGCTGAACATATTGCTGGTGTTATCTCTGGATCTATTTCTTTTGATGGTTTAGTTGATTATTCTGATACTACAAATGCTATTGAGCTGGCTGATTTTGTATTAGCTAGAACTCAAATAACTTGTGTATTTGGAACAGCAGTAACAGGTGATGCTATATATACAGCTGAGGGTTTTCTAGATTCAGTTGAAATGAGTGCAGAGATGGAATCTCCTGTATCTTATTCTGGATCTATAACTCTAACTGGAGATATTGTAAAATCAACTAACTAATAGATTATAAATTAAATTTTAGCGAATGAATAAAAGGCGAGGATATTATATCATTGAATTAAATGGTAAAAAATATACAATGCATTTTTCTATGAATTTTTGGGCAAACTTTACTGAAGCCCTGGGGATCCCCATTGATAAAATTGGGGATCTTTTTAATGATGGATCTGCAAACATTGGAGCAATCAGAGATCTTGTTTACTCAGCTATCTTAGCTGATCATCAAGAAACTGGGAAAGAAATAACCTTTAATAAATTCCAGGTTGGAATGTGGATGGAGGATGTTGATGCCCAGGAAATTTCTAAGATCATGGAGGCAATGATGGAATCCAGGATCCTGGGGAATGATATGAATGCTGGGATCAAGAGGAATGTTAAACAAACAACCAAGGCAAAAAAAAAATCATAACCATTGATGATCTCATGGATTTTTATATCTCAGAATGTGGTATAAATCCAGATCAATTTTGGAGATCTACATGGAAAGAAAATGAGCTCATGGCTGAGCATCATTTATTACAAAAATATTTTTCCTGGGAGTTAGTGAGGTTTAATGCAACTATGCTATATAATACCTCTGGAATTAAAAAGGGGCAAATGATCAAGCCCCATCAAATGTTTAAACTCCCCCAAGATACTTATCTGGATATAGGAAAACCAAAATCAACACCAAAAGAATATGAGGCATTTTTACAAAGAGTAAAAAATTTTAACAAGCCAGTAAAAAATCCCCTGGATCAGCTTAGGAAAAAATAAACTTTTATTTTTCGTAAATTTGCCTAAACTCTATATCCTATGGCTACAAAACAATTGATGGTTAATATAGGGGTTAATTCCTCTAAATTATCAGCTGGCTTAAAATCAGCTGGAAAATCCCTTAAATCATTCGCTGGATCAATCAGATCCGTTACTTTGCCACTTACAATTTTCGGAGGAGCCTCAACAATGATGGCTAAAACTTTTGATGAAAATATGACTAAGATAAAAACCTTAGTTGGAGCATCAGAATCAGATTTCAAATTATATGAGCAAAACATCAAGGGAATTGCAGTAAGAACAGGGCAATCAATGAATGCTGTATCTGATGCATTATTTGCAGTTACATCAGCTGGGGTAGAGGGTGAGAAAGCCCTGGAGCTATTGGGCATGGCATCAAAAGCATCAGCTGTTGGAATGGGTGATGTAAAAGATATTGCGAGAGCTACAACAGGGATCATGAATGCCTATAAAAAGGAGAACATGAGTGCAACTCATGCAATGAATGTTTTTAAGAAAGTTGTTGAACAGGGTAACCTAGAGGCATCAGAATTAGCTCCAACTCTGGGGAGGGTTGTTGGTATGGCTCAAACAATGGGAATCTCATTTGAAGAAGTCGGAGCATCTATTGCAACATTTACAAGATTAGGGGTTGATAGTGCCTCAGCTGTTACTGGATTGAGATCTATAATGGCTGGGTTAGCATCACCAACACAAGAGGCTAGGGATGAACTTGCAAAATTTGATTTATCAGCTGAGGGATTAAGAGATAAACTTTCAACTGATGGCCTAGCTGGAACTCTTGAAATGTTAATGGAGGCTACTGGTGGAAATATTGATTCCTTATCAGCTTTATTCCCTAATATTAGAGCCCTTACAGCTGTTCTAGGTACAGCTGGATCCCAGGGAGATGCATATAAGGAGGTACTGGCTGAGATAAAAAATTCTCATAATGCTTTAGATGAAGCATTTGAAGAAACTGAAAAATCATCTAGTTTCAAATTAAAGCAAGCAATGAATGGCATCTCATCCAGTATGAATGAGCTGGGAGCTGTAATAATGCCAATGGTTGCATCAGCAATAGCAACAATTTCAAACTTTTTTCAAAATGCAGTATCATCCTTTCAGAGCTTAGATTCTGAAACTCAATTGTTAATTGGATCATTAGCTGGAGTTACTTTGGCATTGCCAATGATCATATCATTATTCGGAACTTTACTTTCGATTATTGGGGCAATATTATCTCCAATTGGTTTAATAGTTGCTGGGCTTAGTGCTGTTGCATATGTTGTTTATAGTGAATGGGATGGGATCAAACAGATCCTGGTTGATATAGCAAATTATTTTATTGATCTATATAATGAATCAACAGCTTTTGCCATGATCATTCATGGAATAGGGGCATTTTTTAAAACTATGTATGATATAGCTGTTGCAGTTATTGAGGCATTAGTATCATCATTCCAGAGAGGATTTGGCTTATTAGGAGATTTATTTGGAGGCCTAGGAAATATAATTAAAGGAGCTTTAACATTTGATTATGATCTAATTGAGGAGGGAATGGGCAGAGTAGGAGATGCTGTTTATGATAATTTTACTGGCATGATGGATGATGTTAATGGGGTTTTTGAAAAGGCTGGAGATTCAGCAATACAGAATTTTGTTAAAGCTACTGGAGATGCATTAGGCAGAGAAAAAATTGAGCTAATTACTACTGATGATATTGATGAATTTACAGGCAAAGGGGCTGACATGGCCAATGGATTGCTAGAGCAGATCAAAGGAGTTTTTTCTGGTAAAACAATTGAGATCCCAGCTCCAGAATTTAAATCACCTCCTAGCCCAGGAGATGATGGAACTGATGATGATGATCCTGGAACAGATCCAGATGGAATCATTACTGATCTAGAAGAAAAAAATAATGGCTTTCAACAATTTCTCCAGGAATCTGGGGAGGCTTTACAGAGTAACATGCTAGGCATGGCTGATAATTTTGCCAGCAGTATGGCAAACTCAACAAACCCCTTAAAGGCTTTTGCTGGAGCTCTTATGCAAACAGCTCTAAAACAAATTGCAGTATCAAAAGCAGTATCAACAGCCAATGCAGTTCAATCTGGAACAGAAACTGCATCTAAAACTCCATTTGGGGCATTTATTATGCCAGCTCTTATTGCTGGATTAATGGCAATAGTTTCAAAATCATTTGCAAAAGTGCCAGCATTCGCAAAGGGTGGTATTGTTAGTGGAGCAACCATGGGGATAATGGGTGAATATGCTGGAGCTAGATCTAATCCAGAAGTTATTGCTCCATTAAGTAAATTAAATGGCATGCTTTCAGATCGTGGATCTCAGCATGTTGAAGTTGGAGGCCAGTTTGAGATCTCTGGAGAAAATTTAGTTCTTGCTTTAGATCGTACACAAAAAACTAGAACAAGATATACACAATAAAAAATGGCTTATAATAATAAATACACCCTAGATTTTGGAGATGTTGAGGGGCATTCTTATAGATTAATAATTCAAGAGAGAGGATATACTGGAACATCATCCCAGGTAAAAGGTGGAAAATCCCCAATTGTTATTAGATATGATGGGGAGGATAATGAATATGGATCTATATACGGATCATCAGCCACTATTCAAATTTGGGAGGAATCTTTAAAGCAATTTGATGATCTAGTTTTTACCTCTGAAAAAGAGCATAGAATTATATTAAAATATTTAGATCCTGGATCCTCAACTTATAAAAATTATTGGATCGGATTTTTGGTTGCTGATGATATGGCCAGAGATATAAATCCATTGCCAAATCTGTTAAAATTTAAAGCATTTGATGGGCTATCATTATTAAAAGGTAGGGATTCATATTTAGTTCCCAGGGAAACTGGAAATCAGTTTAACAAAATTTTATATCATATTTTAAAGATGATAAATATTAATGATGATAATGAAACTACAACATTGCAGTTTTGGAATGCCACTAACTATTATCATATAGAATATTTATTAAACAACTCTGTTTTATCTGACAGGATTTTAACTTTCTTATATGTTACAACTCCCTATCAATTTAAAAATGGATATGGCAGATTAAATGCTAAAGAGCAATTAACTTATATTATGCAAGCCATAGGAGCTAGAATATATCAATCCCAGGGATATTGGATGATTGATCAAAACCAGGGGCAATTTGATTCTTATATTCAAAATGAATATAGAGAGAGAGCCAGGGATAATGTTTCTGGAGTTGCAGTTTCTAACACTTTTAATTTTGTCAGAAATAGATTAAGAAATACATTAAATTATAATACATTATGGCATAAATACGGATCTGGATCTGGGAACTTTTTTGCTAATCAAATTGAATCCAGGCTATATATTGCCCCAGAAAAATTAAAGCCAATTGATCTCAAAGAATTTTACAGGCCAAGAGTAAAAAGCATTGAGAATGAGGTTGATATTAATCAATTTAAAAAAGATCAAATCTGGAGCAATTCTGGAATGGAATATGTTGGCAATGGAAATCCTGTACAAGTTGGATTCCATGAGGGATGGAGTTTTGGAGGCTATCCAACAACAGCCCAGGTTGCATATACCAGCCAATGGATTAGATGTTATTCAGCAAACAATAGTCCTACTCATGGAGCAAATTTTAGAAAACAAGGAGGATCCTCATTTTTTACAAAGGCAATTACCCCAATGACATCAGTTTATCATAATGGGATCAGAGCTGGAACTCAGCACACACCATCACAAACACCTATTGCTATAATGACAGGCCAGGGATCCAACATTAGGAATGTAAAAGGATTCACAGAAAATTTAAGAGTTGAGGCAAATGTTTATGTGCATATGGATCCAATTCCTCAGCCATTAAGTGCTTTTTCAAATATTGATTATAATGAGGTTAGGCTCCCATATAGGATCATATTATATGAGCTAGATTCATCTGGGAATATAGATATAAACAATCCAAAAAAATATTGGAGATCTAATGATGGGAATGTTGATTTCAGTTTTGAGAGCAGATCTGGATGGCAAAATAGCATCTCAACATATAGAGGGGGAGGCCAATTAAGAGTAAGAAAAGAGGATTATAATAAATGGTTGAGTTTTTCTGGAGAAATATCCAGCCCATATGGAGAATTTGATTCTGAAGCTGATACAAATTTTGCCATAAGAATATTATTTTATCCAGCATTTTTATATTTTGGAGATGCTTTTCAATCTAATGCTAGCAACTTAAATGATGATGTTTTTCCAGAATACAAGGGAACATATTACGATAATGTTCAGCTTTATGTTGATGATTCGGTAGATTCTCCAAAAACATTTGTTGCTGATATAAATGATAATACAGCTGATGATTCAGAGAAAATAAAAATAAAAGCCAGGGGAATTGGAAATTATGTTGGAACAGCAGATCCAACAATTGATAATTTTACAACTAGAGTTTTTGCCAGGCCTCAATCAATTTATGGAACAACTCTGGATGAAAAAAGGGAAAAAGCAAAACAACTGCCACAGCTGATCAATCAAGATCTAGCAAACAATCACCAAGATAGGCAGAAGTATTATGAGGGAACTTTCAAGCTAATGGATCCTAATAAAAGGCCAATGTTTTTTAGTGATCGGATCTGGATGGGATGGGGGATCACTGATTTCAATACCCCAGGCAATAATGATTTTTCTGAATGTGATGATAATCTTGTTACAATTAATAAAATGGTATTTAATCCAAAAGAAAATGAATATAAATTATCTGGAAATTTAAATGTAATTTCCCAGGTAGGGAACGGAGATACAGATATCACTGAGGATGTTAAAGTTGGTGATGATTAAAAATCTATTTTAATTAATACATCTTTTATTTAAATATTTTTTCATTATATTTGCAATTACACAAAACCAAGAATATGGAATATAATGTATTTGAGCTCTTATTTAAAGCTGAATTAAAAAGGCTGAAGCTCAGAAAAAAAGATGTTGCAAAACATCTGAATTTAACTATGCCAACACTAAAGGGCAGAGTTGAGGATCCTAATACTTTTAAAATTCAAGAGGTAAAACTCATGAGAGAATTGGGATTTGATATTGAAACCATGTATAATGTAATTTTATTTAGAATATGAAAACCATTAAAATCAAGGGGAAAAGTTATACCCCAGTAAATGAAAGGCTTAAATCATTCAGAGCCTCAAAAAAAATGAATGAAAAAACTGATCAAATGATCTCCATTGAGGATAGAGTTGTTCATTGTAATGATAAGGAGGTGATCATGGAGGTTACAATTAAAGATCATAATAACAGGGTTATTTCTAGAGCTCATGCTCATGAGTATAGAGATAATTCAAATATTAACAAAACAAGTTTCCTGGAAAATTGTTCAACCTCAGCTCTAGGTAGAGCCCTAGGTTATTTGGGTATTGGCATTGATACAGAATTTGCATCTGTTGATGAAATGCTCGGAGCTGTTGGATCTAAAAAAATAGATCAGAATCAATCCCAGGAAATTCAAATACAGCCATCAACTACTAAAACAAGAAAATCAATTTGGTTATCAGAAGATCAATTTAATGCAACTATGATCTGCGAGAATCCAAAACAAGTTGAGGCAGTTATAACAAAATATTCAGATCCAGAATCTGGATATAAAATGAAAAAGCTCTATAAACAAGAGCTGGATCAAAGATTACAAATATTAACCAAATAAATTTAAATTTTAAAAATTATGAGTGAAGTAAAAAAAGAAAATCCCCTAGTTATAAAAGGGATTAAAACATTTAAAAAGAATGATAATGCTCCAGATTTTGTTGTTTGTGATGGTGTATTAACCCCAAAACATTTGATGGATCATTTAAAAGAGCATGCTGATTTATTGGCAGATGCCAGGCAAGTTTATAATGGAGATGTACAATTTAAGTTCCAAGTAACAACAAATGATTATGGATCATTGACATTTAAATTTAATACTTACAAGGCAAAACCAAAGGCTGATTCTCCACCAGATACTGAGCCAATGGTTGAAAACAATGATGATCTGCCATGGTAAAGCGACAATATAATTGAGTGTTTTCAATTAGTTTAGTTTAGTTTTTTCATTTTAAGAGCCCAGAAATTAAGTTTTTTGGGCTTTTTTAATATCCATTTAGAGGCCTAAAACATGCGATTTAAGCGACTTTCACCCCTTTATGGTATCAGTATATCAAAAATCTTAGAAAGTTTATTAAACGAAATTCACCAGAGAAGAAAAATAAAAAATAAAAAAATATTTTAATTTTGTATTGTAGAATGAAAATCTATTATTATATTTGAATATCAAACAAAACGAAATATATTAATTTAAAAAACACAAAATGAAAAACTTAATTAACAAACTTAGATCTTTAAAAGCAAAAGCAAGAAACTGCTGGGATATAAATGAGCTGGATGCAATCAATGCTGAAATAGTAAAAACTGAAAACGAAATAAAAAAAGCAAAAGCAGTTAGAGCTCATTACAAAAGCATGGTAAAAAAAATAATGATAGCAAATCAATAATAAAAACTTAATACTAATTTAAATAAACACAAAATGAAAAACTTAAACACAAACACAAACACAAACACAAATTCAATATTAAATAATCCACTAGATCCAGCATTAAAAGTTGCAAGAACATCAACTGAAAAATTTAAAGTTGGAGATTTCGTAAGATCTTACGATTTTGAAAATTCAGATAACTGCTTTGTTGAGGGAGTAGTTGATCAAGTTGGAGGATTCCCTTTAAACCCAAATGCAAAAAACTTTATATCATTCAGAACTTACAGAAAAATATTTTCTGGAGTTGAGGTATTTACTGGAGGAGAGAGAGTATGGGTTACTCAGAATGGATCTCACAAAGGATTAGATGGAGGAGTAACAAACAATGTTGTTAGAATAGATAATGTTGATTATACTAATGTTTTAAAAGCAAACGGAGATATAAAATAATAATAATAATAATTGAGGGGCTGAGATGCCCCTCTATAATTTTTAAACTATGGAAATACTAAACACAAAAACAAAAACACAAATCGAAAAATTTAATGAGAATTTTTTAAGAGCTAGAATTACAGATCTTAATAAATTAAAAAATGCAGATGTTGCAAATAGGCCAGTAAGAGTTGGAGTTGAATTAACTCTAAACAGAGGCAAAAAAACTCAATATATGGATGCCTGGATTTTATTTAATGATGAAAATACATTCAGTATTGATTTCAGAAAATTACACAACTGGAGTTCATCTGGATCCTGGATAAGAGTTTCAGAAACTGAATTTGTTAGGATCTATTCAAATGCTGATGATAATGTAAAAGATCCAAAATCAGATTGGGATCTAATAAGATTAAAAGCTGAATATAATCAGATCATGAAAATGAATCATTTTCTTTTTGATCAAGAATTAAAAGAGATTGCAGATCCAGGATCATTGGATCCAGCAACTAAAAAATTGAATCAGATTTACAGAAAAAAATTCAGATCATTAGAATTACAAATGGAGCAGAAGATTGTTAATGATGTTGTTGAAAATAATGATCCAGATCTAATTCTAAAATTTAATTAATACAATAATAACTAAGGGGCTGGAATGCCCCTTTATAATTTTATAAAATGGAAGAAATAAAAAGAAATATAAAAAGCATCTTAAAAGATGAAAAACCAAAAATCAAAAATTTTGAATGGTATGCAACTTATGCTGGATTGAGCATTTGTTGTTTTGTTTTAACTATACTATTTTTAAACTTAGAAAAATTTATTAACCAATTATTTTAAACTATGGCATTACCAAATAAATTGCATGAATTAAAAATCTTATATATGACTTTATATAAGGGAGTTTTAACTGAGATCTCATATTATGGGTTATCTCCAGAAGTTAAAGAAAAACTCCAAGATCTAAGAGAGATCCTTAAAATTTTAGAAATAGATTATCAAGATGTTGAGGATCAATATTATAAATTAAACCCTAAAATATGATGGAAAAAATATATAAATATTTATCAAATTTAATTCCCCAGGATAAGCTCAAACATTTTTTCTGGGGAGCTGTTATTGCATGGCCTCTGGTTATGTTTATGCATGTTATATCTGCCTGGTTCATCCTGGTATTCATTGCTGTTGGCAAAGAGCTCTGGGATGTAGATCGAGGGGTAACAAAGTTTAATATCTGGGATGCTGTATTTACTGCAATTCCAGCTATTATGTTCATTCTAATTAAAGTTACTCAACACTAATGGCAAAATCAACATCAGATCTGATCAGAAAAATAGGAGGAGATATTATTAAGCTCCTCCTGGAAAAGAATGAAGCCTATGGAGATACAGCAAATAATCCCCCAAAAATATTTAGTAAACTAGATTCTATTGAGGGGATTAGAGCCAGGATAGATGATAAATTATCCAGGATAAAAAATAGAGGGATCAATGATCAAACAGAGGATTCCGTTTCTGATCTCATAGGGTATCTCATATTATTAAAAATAGAATTAATTAAAACCAATAAAAAAAATGGAAAAAATACCAGTAGAATTAAAAAATCTTAAACTTAAGAAAAACATGAGCAATAAAGATTATCATGAAAATGATGCTCTTTCATGCTCTGGGATCAAAACAATAGTTAATGATTCATTATATAATTATTTAAATCCAGATCCAAATAGAGAGCCATCTAAGGCTATGATCATGGGATCAGCAACTCATTCCTTTTTATTAGAAAAAGATAAATTCTTAACTGAATTTTATATAATGCCAAAGATTGATAAAAGATCTAAGGCTGGCAAGGATGAATTTGCCTGGCATAATAAAAGAGCTGAGGGGAAAATGATCATAGATGATGATGAATATCAGATCCTCCAGAAAATGGAATATAATAGAGATAAGATCCAGCTGGCCAGAAATAGCTGTATTGGTAAAATTGAACAGAGTTATTTTGGTGAATATGATGGAGTTAAGATCAAAGTAAGGCCAGATATTATTCATGAATCTGATGGAGGGAGATTTATTGCAGATATTAAAACAACCAGGAACATAAAGCCCCAGGCATTTAAATATGAATGTAAAAAATTAGGGTATCATATCCAGGCTCATTTTTATTCTGCAATGCTAGGATTTTATCCAAAAGCATTTAGGATCATTGCAATAGAGAATGTTCATCCATATAAGGTTGATGTTTTTACATTATCTGATGATCTATTAGAGGAGGGGGAGATGTTATGGAAAAATGCTGTAAGCCAGTATAAAAAGTATTTAGAAACTGGTAAACCTCATGGCCATTTATGGCACAAAGAAAATGCCTGGGGATGCAAAATATTATGATCATAATGGCTGTAAAAAACAAAAAACAAAAAATACTGGATCTATATGCTGATGATCCATCAATGGCAATTGAAAAAATTGCATTCTTTGCAGATTGCTCTGAGGCATATGCATCCAGTATAATTAATAAATATGAAACAGATATGATTAATTATTATCATTTATGTATTGCTCCAGCATGCACAAAAGAGAATGAATTTTATTTGTTTAATGATAATGGGATCCAGAAATTGTTAAGTATTGAAAACAATGTTGTAAATTGTAGAGATAAACTAACAAAATTGGAGGCTCTCTTTGTTAAAATTAATTTAGGCAAAGAAATAGATGAGCAATCCCTATCAAAAATATCTGACAAAAGAACATAAGCTCCAGCATGCTGTGATCACTTATTTAAAATTTAATTATCCTGGTAAATTATTTACTCATGTTCCAAATGAGGGTAAAAGATCCAGATGGGAGCAATTTTTGATCAAATATTTAGGAGTATCTCCAGGAGTTCCAGATCTTATGATCTTTGATCCAAATGATAAATATAATGGCTTAGCCATTGAATTTAAAATTAAATATAATAAACCAACAGAAAATCAAGATCGTTGGTTAAAAGAGCTTAAAACCAGAAAATGGGCTAGCTATGTAATATATAGCTATGAGGATGGAGTTGAATTAATTGATAAATATTTTAAGAATGTTTTATAACTTTATTTTTTACAGCGAAACCAAACAAAAAGTGAGATGCACAACATACAAAGAACAGCATGAAGATGAGGAATTTGAATTTGTTGGCAAATTAACCAAAACAGAATTTGATCTATTAATAGAAATATTATTTGAAAAATTTGGGGATGAAGATATTTCCCTGGATCAATTTGTTAGATCCTATTTAGATATAAGAGATTTCTCTGATCAAGTCAAAACCTTAGTTAATGTAAATGACAAAAACCAAAA